TCTGCTTTAGTCACATACCTATCTTGATAGTAGTTGTACAAATCAGGAGTTCTAGCCCTCATCTGATACTTCTTGTAGGCAGGTAGGCTATCCCACTGTTGCTTAGTAAGTCTCTTGTAAGCCATTACTTAGACACCCCTGATTTCTTTTCATAAGTTCTCATTGCACCTAAGCCTAACATTCCCATCAACACAGGCATCATAGTCTCCAAAGGAACTAAAGGTATAACTATGTCTAACTCAAGCAACGCTAGAACAAAGTTGCTAAAGGGGATAGTAATAAAGTTTCCAAACATGCCTAAGACGCACACCCAGCCTACTGCTGGCCTCCATCCTGCCACAAATAGTGACTTGTGTGCTGCTTCTACTTTGTTAACCTCAAGCTGGGCCAACGCAATTTCTTGCGCGTATTTCTGCGACATCGTTGCAATTTCATGCGCCAACTTAACCTTAGTGTCAGCATCAGGTATAAACTTGTCTAGTAGTCCCGTAATGGGACCTATGAGCTTATCAATCATTACGCTTGTTCCACAGGTCAAACAAAGTCTTAATTTTTTCTTCCACTACGTCCATACGGGACATGAGTTTACCTATTGTAAGAACAAGGATAATGAAACCTACAAATATGGGCCAGATGGAACTAATTAAATCAACGTACTCCATCTGAACACTGGCCTGTCTTAATTTCCAAGTCGTTTATCTTTGTTCTTAATTCTCTGACTTCTAAAGTCTGTTCTTCCAGAGCCATTATCTTAGCGTTCTGAATGAGGTCGTCAGGTAGTGCACCTCTGAGTCCCAGAGGCCACTCACGTACAAAAGCTGCGTTTTCCTTCATGGTCATGTCCTGTATTGACTGACCGTGTTCTAAAGTAGTAATACGGCTGTTTAGCGTCACGTAGGCTGCGGTAGCTACAACTAAGGAAGCTCCTAAGCCTACGAGGTTACGCAGCGGTACAGTAACTTTAGTCTCGTCACTAATCTCTGGCATTAAACCAGCCTTTAACAGTGTCAGTCTCAAAGATCCTGATGACAGTCCATACAATGCTTAAAGCAGCAGCCACAGCAGGTATCCAGCCCATTAGGGTGGACACTGTAGTGGTGACTGCTACTACGTCTATTGCTGCTTTAGCTTCTTCTTGCATTATTGTTTTGCCTTACCAATGTTAATAGCTAGTAGGTCTACAAACTTGTACAGCTTTGCTAACCACTCGTCGTCTTTAGGAGTAGGAGTAGAAGCTGCTATAAGTGATGCAACAGTTACAATGGTTGTTACAACGGATACTATGCCCATCAAGTCCATTACCACGGTACTCCTGATGCTTGCGTTGGGTTTTTCTGTGCTTCAACGTTAGCCGCCAATGATGCTTCAATAGCGTCCTTATCAACACCGTCAGCCCATACCCAATCAAGAACCTGAGACTCAGTAACGTCTGCATAAGGCGTGTAATCGGGTGCCGTTGGGTCAGGTGAGAAACCAGCAGTGCCGTATGAGGAAGCACTGTAGGTCACAGCGTCATCGCCAGTTCCTACGGTCTCTGATGCGTTAGCTCGCCAGTGACATACAATTACGCCACCGTCTGCAAGCGTTCTTTCCATTTGGCTGATTTGCCATACTGTTGTCATGTTGTTTCTCCTTTAGGATTCTAGTGCCGCGATACGGGCGCGTAGTGATTGGATTTCTTTTACAAGCATTGGGACTAGCTTTGAGTAGTCAATGCCCATCATTTCTTCTGGGTTTTCTGGTGCGTCAACGGCAATAGGGGCTACTTGTTGAAGCTCTTGAGCAATCATTCCATAAGGATGATGCACACCACCATCTCGCCAATCAAATTTTCTAACCTGCATTAAATCAATTTCAGCCCCACAATCATCAGCGTCTGCAATGTTATCTTTAACTCTACGGTCTGAAGTCTCAACGTAACTGGTTGTCGTTGTGGTAGTAATCCTGCCTACAACGGACCCATTCTTACCAAACTGAATTTGATTAGCTGAGGAGGTATCATCACGATTTAGGTTTATGTAGCCACTACCAACCTCTGCGCTATTTGTATCAGACGCACTACCACCTACCCCTGCCGCAGAACTGATTCCAATCAGCAAAGGACTCTCTGCTAAAACACCGCCTGTCACCGCTATACCGCCGTCATTTATCTCTAGTTTGTCGGCTTCGTCCACTGCAAAAACTATTCTGCCAGCGTTAGCAGTACTGGAAGAAGTAAATGTTCTGAAAACGGTATAATTTAAAACTTGTGCGCCACTGTTATATACACTTTGGACGAATAAGCGGTTAGTCGCAGAGCTTCCAATGCTAAATTCAGGGTTGCCAGAGTTTGTGGGAACATAGTTATTAATATTTCCACCAATATTTGCTGAGCCTGATAGGTAGAGGTCTTTGAATAGACCGCCACCAGCTTCTCCTAAATCAATCGCACTTCCTCTATCAGCGCCACTTGCGTCACAAGGAGTAATACGATTGCCATCACCATTAAACTTTAGTCCAACGTCATTTGTATCATCAGTTGCAATATATAGGTTGTCACCATTGGCAACACCAATACTACCTACTACAGCGGTATCCTTTTTAAGCTGAATCAATTCGCCGTCACTGGTTTGTCGCACTGCGACTAGAGGGACGCCACCGTCTCTAATATGCAACGCAACTCCAATTGGGTTAAAAATATGACCAGTATCCGCTGAATCATTACTTGTCTGACCCACCAGCAAGTTCCCGCCCGAGAGGCGCATGGCTTCTGTGCCAGAGGTACCTAACAACAAAGCATCACTTGAATGGTCATATGAAACATAGCCTCTGTATGTTTCGCTACCAGAAGTCCCATCTGCAAAATGCAATGCACTAACGCTGCTCGTTCCTGCATCAATTGTTATGCCGCCGTTTCCAGAACCTCCAGACACAACCAAGTTGCTTGCGCCTGAAAAGAATGAACTAGGCGAACTCGTACCAATACCCACGTTGCCTGACGTATCAATCGTTAGGCTATTGTCCCATGTAAATGTAGCGTCTGCGCTTCCTGCGGCTTTTCTATCAAAAGTTATAGCCCCGTTTCTTTGACTGATTCTTGATACTGCTGCTGCCGCTGCGTATTTGTAGTCGGTTCCATCAAAATAACTCTGATACATTAAATCAAAGTAATCAGCGCCAGAAATCGTATTCCAAGCCAATGCCCCGTTGTCTGATACGCCGTCACCCATTTGAATAACATGGCTGTTTGCGCCCCAAGCATCTAATGCTACCCCAACTCTGATATTGTTAGCAGATAGTGTCCCACTAGCCGTGACGCTACCCGTGACATCCACATTGCCATTTGGGTTTAACCCTAGTTCAAGAACAGTACCACCTGAGTCTTCAGTGTACAAACGCCCATTAGTTAAGTCTACGGCAAGCTCTCCAGCTACCAAATCGGAGGCTGTGGGAGCACCTGAGCCGCTTTTAGTTACAATTGTTGTAGCCATTGTTTAATTCCCTTGTTAGTAAGTGCCGCCTGAGAGCGTACCAGTTGTCATGTTGTCTGCGTTTAGAGTTGAATCTGATTGTAAAGCTGAGTCAGCTAAACCACCTTGTGTTGACGTAGCGTAAGCAGTAGCAGCAGTAGTGGCCGCTGTGCCTAAGCCTAATGTGCCTCTAGCAGTTGCTGCGTCTGCGTCGTCAATTAAAGATGCGCCATAAACTGTAATGGTAGACGAAGCTACTGCATCAGTAATACCGTAGCCAGCCAGTGTAGTCGGTGTGGCGCTAATCTCAGCAAAGGTTAAACCAGAGCCTGCGTCAATCCAAGCAGCACCGTCATAAACCCTCATGACGTCTGTGGTTGAATTATAGTACAACGCACCAGTGACTAAAGCGTCACCGTCGTTGTCCACAGTTGGGTCAGAGGTTTTAGAACCTAAGTACCTATCGTCAAAAGAGTCTAGGGCTGCTGCTGCTGACGCTGCGCTGCTTGCTGCCGCTGACGCACTGTTAGATGCGTTGGTTGCGGAGGCTGAAGCGTTGTCCGCTGAGTTAGAAGAATTAGTCGCAAACGTCGAAGAATTGTCCCTAGCGGTTTCAGCAGCAGTTTTGGCAGTCTCTGCGTCAGCCTTAGCAGACTCTGAGGCAGTCTGTGCTGCTTCTGCGGCGGTTTTTGCGGCTTGAGATTTAGCATTGTAGTGTAGTGCAGAGTATCCAGTAGTTGTTGTGTCTGCCAGTGTGTACTGGGTGTCTTCCGCTGTTACTGCTAACTTCGACGCATCTGCGGCACTGTCAGAGGCTTCAGATGCTTTTGTAGTTGCAGTAGAAGCAGAACCAGAAGCTGCTGAAGCAGAGCTTACTGACGTGTCTTTAGCAGCTTCAGAAGCAGCTTGTGCTGTCTCAGAAGCGCCTTGAGCAACAACTGAAGCATCTTTGGCAGCTTCAGAAGCAGATTGAGCAACAACAGAAGCGTCTTTAGCTACGACTGAAGCGTCTTTAGCTACGACTGAAGCATCTTTAGCTACTACTGCGGCTGCTCGTGCTGTGTCTGCGTCTGTGGCTGAATTAGCAGCCTCGTTTGCTTTAGTTGAAGCAGTCGCTGCATCGGTCCCAACTTGGGACGCTACTGCGTCTGTAGTTGCATCACCAGTACCTCCAGTACCTCTAAAGATACCCATAGACTGCTCCAGCTAAAGAAAACAAAAGAAAAGAAAAAAGGGGGCCTAAGCGACCCCCATAGAGTTCGTTACTCAGCAATAGCGAGAACGAAACCAGCTTCAGGACGATACACCTGAACACCGTACAGACAATCAGCCGTGTACAGAGTTGACAAGTATTCCTGCTTGTACTGGGTTTGTGAACGTACTGACTGCTGCTCTGCAAGGACAATAGCGTCTTTGTGGAACAAAAGTGCAGCACGAGTGTCAACAGAGGAAGCAGTGTTATCACCAGCAGCTTCGATAGTAGCACAGTTAGCAGACACATAAACGTCTACGCCGTACAAGTTACCGATAAGCCCTGAGTTTACAGTGCTACCAGATACGAAGTCAGAAGACACGTATCGGTCGATACCCATGATCGTGTTACGAACAGAAGGTGGGATAATAAGTACACGATTTTCCATCGGTACATTATTGTCGTCTAACTTCTGAATCATGTTACGGAAGAAGGCATCAGTAAACACGTCACTTGCGTCCATCGTGTCGTCAGTGTACTGAGTCGTCGTACCGTTGTCATTGAAGAAAGCACCAGTGTGCTGGTAGTCAGTAGGCGCTACTGAACCAGAGAACACAACTGCACCACCGTCGCCAAAACCAGTACCACAAGAGTGGAGGTCTGCATCAATTTTGGTAGCCAGAGCGTAACCAGCGTCTTCAGTGTAAAACTGACGTAAGCTGTTTAAAGCTTGTACTTCAACGATGTCTTCGATGAGACGTGAGTACTCAAAGTGTCGATCGATGTCAACAGTCAGTTCGCCTTCGGTGTTAGCAATGATAGTAACTGCGGTATCAGCAGCCTTAGCATTTGCGTCGCCACGTACGGGCTTAGGGATGTGAAGCTTGTCGCCTTTCTTGCCACTCATAGCGAGCTTTTTGACAAGAGGAGCCATCTTCAGGTTCTTTTGGTAAGCAGCGATAATTTCGTCACTCCAGATTTCTGGAATAAACGTACCTGCTTCAGTCTTTGCGGTAAAACCCCCCGCACCGGGATAAGTTGCAGTAGCCATGTCAATCTCCTTTTAGATTATTTGACTCGACCCTCCGCGTACGCTCTAAAGATTTCCTCTGATAAAGCTTGATAACGCTCTGGGTCTGTTTTCATTAGTTTAATAATGTCGGCCCTACGATATACTTTCCTACGACTAGCCTCACCACTACCCTGCATGTTACCCGTATTAGCTGCTTTAATTTGTTGCTTACGTGCCTGTTTCTCAACTTTCACGGTTTGTTCTGCTACTGTCTTACGCTCCTTCCAGAGTGAAAACAGCTCATCAGCAGCTTCAGCATTAAATTGTTGGTCAGCTTCTACGAACAACTGAGTCCTAATCTTTGAAGCTTTAATCCACTCAGCAAACTTAGGGTCCTTAAGGATACCCTGCATGTCTGGATGCTTGTTATTAAGCGTTGCCAGAGATGATTGTTTTTTGTAGTGAGCAGAGTACTCCTGCGCTTCTCTAATCTTAGGATGGTTCTCAATAGCACGATTAACGGCTGCTTGAGGGTCCGTAAAATAGTCAATATCGTCTTCAGGCTCAACGTACTGTTGAGGTGCTGGTTGCTGCGGTTGACTGCCAATGTAGTCATCCACAACCTTACGAAGCTCTCCTACTTCAGAGGATTGACGACCTAGGAGCTTCTCAGCTTCTTGGTGCATCTGCACGACTTCTTCTAAAGACTTGCCTTGATATTTCTCTGGTACTGTAGGTTCTTCTTGAGGTTGCTCAACAAAGTCTTCTTGTTGAATCTCTTGTGCTTCGTTTTCTTCGGTGTTTTCCACAGTTTCCTCTTCAGGCTGCGAATCTACCATTGTCGCTCTAGACATAATTAAACTCCGTGAACTTAGTCATTATGGAGATTGAGGTTTTCTACCTGCTTGTTCGTGTTCCTTTACCCACTTCATGTGTCTACCGGGGAAGTCCCCAGAGTGTCCATCAAGTATAAAAGGCGGGGCAGACAGCATTTTTGTAGCACCAGCACCACATTTGCACCTACTCGTAGTGTCGCTGGAGTCTACAAATTTTTCATATACGTGTCCATTTTCACAACGAAAGTCGTATACTTTAATCATCTACTTCTTCTTCTTCTGCTTGCTCTCTGGACACTTTAATAGTGTTCTCCAGATTAATTACAGAAGCTAAGGCAGCAACTTGCCCCTTACGAAATAAGAAGTCTTCAGTATCCTTGACTGTCTGAATGTCAGCCAAGGTAATTGCATTGTTAGAAAGCTCTTGAATGAGTTGTTTGAAACCTTCGTGATTGAAGAGTTCGTTGTAGTTGTTAAAATAAGTTTCAAGCTCAGGCTTCATAAGTTCTCTTTAGTTGATACTATAGTTAATAGTATAGCATATTTTTAAGTTAAAGTCAAGAAGTATTTAGTAGCCTTTTTTCATCGGCTTCTTTTTCTTCTTAGCTGCTTTCTTAGCTGCTGCTACTCCAGTTTTGGTGTACGGGTATTTAACCCCTCCGACTTTAGGCATTACTTTTTTCTCCCTTTGGTTGTTTTGGCTGCTTGTTTGAAGGCTTTTGCACTGGGTGCACCTTTGGAACCCGGTTTACGCATCTTCTCCTTACTACCTGCTGCAATGCGCTTACGTTTTGCGTGGATATTATCATACAGACCTGCCACTACCATTTCTCCTTGTTGGCCCAGTAGGCTGCTGACATCTTACCTTTTGCAATATTCTTAGCATGACGAGCTTTAAATGATTTGCGTCTGGCTTTCTCTTTCTCAGACTTAGGGGCTTTACCTGCACCACTAACTCCTTGCTGTCCAAACCTAATGGTCTTAACTTCGTCACCTTCTTTGGCAACTACTACGTGCGACTTAGTAGGGTGGCTAGGAGTCCTCTTTGGCTTGTTGTAGCCGCTTACTCCCGCCCTTTCCAGCCTTGGGTCCTTCTCCTTTGGCATTACTCCATTCCTCCATTTTGCGTTCTAATTCCTCTAGGCGGCTCCATTGGGGCTGGAGGTGTTTCTTGACTTGGTCTAGGAGAATTGTTAGTTCTTTGTCCGTTAGCATTTTCTTTACCTTTGATTTGTCTTTCTTTTAAAAGAGTCTCTGCAACGCGCATACGTCTTTCAAACTCTTTGTCGTCTTGGTCGCCTTCACGCAAGTTTCTTGTAACTGCGCTAATACGATCAATCTCTAGCTCCATAGGCACTGCCTGAGCTTCAGCAGCCAGTTTAGTAGCCCTTGCAGCAGACTCTTGAGCCTGAGCTGACAGAGCCGCTGTCTGGGACTGCTGGAACTGCATCTGTGCTTGCTGTGCTGCCTGTGCCATCTGCTGTGCTTCTGGATTAGGCTGCGTAGCTTTCTGCATAGCTGCAAGGAGTTCTTCACGGTTAGACAAGTTCATGTTGTCAATAATGGACTGAATCAGTGTATTGTACAACGGAGAGTCTTTTTCCATAGTCTGTAGTAGTTGTACAAGCTGAGTCACTTCGTACTCTCTAGCCATGATACCCAAAGTACTACTTGCGTTGAACTTGTAGTCAGCAACAGGGTAGTTCTCAGGGTCAAACTGCATGTAACGATAGGCAGCTTTCTTGACAAAAGGAATTAAGAAAGCCTGCTGGAAGTTAATCAGAGTACGTTTATGCCTTTTAATAATAGCACCGAGAGACATACTAATGCCAGAAGCCGTAGCTTCTCCATTAATTGAACCCGCGATTCCAGCAGAGTCAACCGCACCAGTAGCTTGTTGTACCATCTGCTGTAGAGCACCCGCCTGAGCAAACGTGATTTGACTAACTTGTCCAAAGTTAAACGGTTGTAAAATTTCACGCGGGTCTCCACTGGTTAGAATCATCTTGCCCGGACGTACTTCTGGTTTAGCACCTCGTGGCATCCTAGTGGCGTCTACAGCCAACATAGGATGAGTCGTGAGGCTCAGAGCGTCGATCCTAGCGCGTAACTCAGCGTCAAGGGCCTTCTGTGAGTTGTAACCCTTCTCACACACACCACGACCCCAGAACCTAGAGGGAACTACGTCCCAAGGGAAGGCTACGATAGGTCTGTCCTGCATCATGTAAGGGTTAGCCTCGGCTTTCAACAAGACACCACCATTGGCAACTACTACGACTGCTTCTACGTACTTTGACTTGCTTTTGGAGTCTTCGACTAACTCTACTTCTTCTACTTCATCGTCATCACTGTCGTCTTCATCATCCTTAAAGGCGTTGTCAAGCAGTTCTCTGGGGACTAAACCGTAGTACTTAGTGAGACGTACTTTGTCGTCAGTGTACATGGTTAAGTCTTGGTCAGGCTCTAAGTTAGAGTCAGGAGCAGCAATACCTACCTGAACGTCTCTGTAGACCCCTTGTTCCTGTAGCATCTCTACTTGGTGTAAGCTTACGAACTCATCCACAGCAACACCCATAGCGTCGTCTACGCTTGTTGCCACAGGGTCAATAAGGAAGTTCTGAGGCATCACAGGCTTAAGTTTTACCTTAACACGCTCAGTAATGTTGACACCGACTGCCGTTAAGTCACCACCCATGATAGGCTGTGTAGCCGGGGCCATCTCTTTCATTTCTTCGATGACAATCTCGCCTACACCTGTGCCAAACACAGCAGCATTAATGAGACACTCTGCTACTGCCTTACGGACCTTGCAGTCCTCAAAGTCTTCTGTCAACTTGTTTCTCAGGAACAACACGTCTTGACGCTCTGTGTCACCCATGTTGTCAGCTATGTCGAACCACTTGCCTCGACCAAAAGTAGCTTCCTCAAGTTCTGCTACGTTTGACTCCACAGCTTGCTGGAGAGCAGGGGCAATGATACGGCTTCTTTCTGACTTACGCTCAGAGTCAGCAGGGTCCCAGATGCCTCTCCAGAGCCTGTAGTACTCATCAAAACGTGCTTCGTAGTTTGACTCGTAGTTGTCACGCCAGTCGTCACACTTAGTCATTACCCAGTCTTCGATAGATTCTTCTATCAACAAGGGGTCTTGTTCAAATAGTTCGGTCATATTAGTATCCTGATACTACGTCTAAAATTTCATAGTCATCGACTTCATAATCATAGTCGTACGCTACGTGTGCAAGCTGGTCTATGTAAGCTAAAGCATCTATCAAGTCGTCGTGAGTTAGTGCGTCAGGGAACTGAAAGAGTTGGTCTAAGAACCTAGAGTTCCACTCCCCTTTCTTAAGTGTTACAAAGCCATTCTCAAAGCGCCCCTGTAACGCCCACATGACCCTGTCAGTCTTCTTTTTATTTCCGTGGGTTAGTTCCTCGACTCTAAAGAACGTCCCGTGACGCTTCTGTAGGTCCATCAGAGGGGACATTACTGCCTGCTTTGCTATACCCCTTTCGATACCTACGCTAACTGGTTCGTAGTCCCGGACTGCTTGGAATATCTTGGCTGCTGTTTCGTCTAGAGTCCACCTACCGTAGATAATGTTCTCAACGAACCACCCATTAGGGTTTACTTTTACTACTGCTATTGCTGTTTCGTCTAGCCTAGTGTTCTTTGTGCGCTTCTTGTTTACTTCTTCAAAACCCGCTAAGTCAACTGCAATGTAGTAGTCCCCTTCACCACTACTTTCTTCTCCGAACTTTACCCAGTCCTCTTTAAACATTTCTGACCCACGAGCTTCAAATGACGCCATAAATTCCTGACGAAACGCATAGCTAGACATAGACTTCTTAGCGGTGTCAATTTCATTTGGGTCCAAGATTGGGTTGTCATAAGAAGTAAAGTGCCATGCTTTGTAAGTCTCGTCGTCACCTAGCTCTGCGTATTTATATAAGTCGTAGAAGTGGTTGCGACCCATAGGTGTTCCAATAAACATGGCACAACCCTTTTGGTCAGCCAAGGCTGGTCTTAGGATCTGCTCAAATACGTCAGGCTTCATGTCTGCGTACTCGTCCAACACTAGGAACTTAAGTGATACACCACGCATAGTCTCTGGTCTATCGGCCCCTTTGAGGCTTATGGTTGCACCGTTGACTAACTTAATCTGCAAGTTGTTAATGTGGCTACCTGAGATGACAGGGTTCCCTAGTTCCAACAAGGTCTGCCACATGATGTCACGTGCCTGTCCCTGTGTTGGCGCTACGTAGAACACGTGGCCCCTCTCGGCCTGCAAAGCGTTTACAATAAGTAACCAAGCAGCAAGTCTGGACTTCCCTGTACGTCTACCTGCTGCTACAATCTTGAATCTAGTGTCGTCAGCCCAGACATCTTGTTGCCACGGGAGTAACTCAATGTCAAGATCCATCAAAAGTTCAGTCTAGGGTTTGTAGGGATTAACTCAAAAGAAATAATACTGGCAAATGTAGAACCAGCTTCAGGAGTAATGTTGATCTTGTCTCCTTCCTTGAGTACTACCCAAGCTCCTGCTTCACCACCAAAGGTTAAGAAGTCTCCCGCAGAGATACTCTTGCCGGACACAAAGTCAATGTCAGCAGCCCCATGTACCCAACGTGAAGCAAAGGACTTACTACTTCCTCCTATATTAGAAACAAATAGATAAGTAACAACTGCGTCGTAACCAGAGGGAGCCTCTAGGATAGTGTTGGAGGAGCCAGCAGTCAACTCATGACCATGTGAAAACTTCATTAGTAAACCCACATTACAGGAGTAGTACCACGTGTATCCACATGGACAAAGGACTTAGCAATGCCTATGCCCGTGAAGCCAAGAGCTAAAGCCTGCTTAACTATGTCGTATCTTTGGGATGCACTGGTGGCTTTGATGTCTGCTGCAATGCCTTGGGCATGGGTCCCCGGAACTTCCTTGGCAGCTTCAATAGGATGTTCTATGGGGTGTCTATAACCACTCGTTATGACAAACGGGAACCCACACCCAGCACGTAAACGATCAAGCTTCTGTAGGAACTCCGGTTCCATCTTGTTCTCACCAGTGACTTGGCAGTTGAACTCATCTAATGTAAAGTACTTAAGACTCATCCACTACTTCTCCTTCGATAACGTCACTAGCGTCGCTTACGTCTACAGTACCAACACCAGTAATGTTGATCTGTATGGCGTTTCTACCACCGTCCTTCACCACTTCTCGCTCAAATGCACTTACTGGCAACATACGGTCCATAATTAGCTTCCAAGCAGAAGCCTGATTCTTATGGTCGTGGTCCAAAGCAGCATCAAAAATAGTCTCAAGGACCTTTTTAGACTTAGGTGAAGCTAACATACGAGCTTTGTACTCGTTGATAATCGCAGCGTCACCCTTGGGTCTACCCACTTTACCTTTGTTACCGGGTTTTAAAGCGGCTACTTCTGACTTCCGGGGTCTGCCACGACCTCTTTTTTTAACTTCGGAAAGTTCATCGGTCATAACACAAATTGTCCCTAATTACAACAATAGTATAACATAAGTCTTCACATAAGTCAAGCTATTTATGGCTTAGTAGTGGCAGTAGTAGTAACACGAGTGAAATCATGGGCTTACACGTGTTTAATTAAGGCTCCTTTTTCCTAGTTTTCACCTTTTTTGTGCCTGAGTGGGAACACCCCCGGCCGACACGCGTTGACCCCCTCCCCGGTGCCTCTTTTGTTAGCCTGTGGATAACCTGTGGATAACTTTATGCCCGGCCTTGGGTTGCACGGGTTGCATGGGTTGCACGGGTTGCACGGGTTGCAACACTTTTCGGCACGTGGTTTACCAGTGTTGCAACATTAATCGGCAGGTAGCCCAGAGTTGGCATGGGTTTTGCATGGGGTGCAACATTCGTGCCAACACGAGACGCGCCCAAAGTTGGCACGAGTCTTGCATGGTGTGCAACATGTGTGCCAGTGTGCAAGTTGGCATGGGGTTTGCAAGTGTGAGAGCCTAGGTTGGACCCTTTAGAGTCCTAGCGCCTAGCACAACACGAGGCACAACACAAGGACATCACGAGTAATTATAGTGGTGCATCACTGTAAAAAATAGTTGCTGTAGGTCCTTGCAATGGTCGCTCAGTTTGCTAAAGTTAGCACATCAAGTAATTACACAGGAGCAACACAAGATGAAACATAACGAAACAGCAGCAATGAAAGCAGCAGTGGCAGCAGTTAAAAACCTACGGTTCGAGGACTACAAAAAAGTCGATGGCGAGTACAAGTTTGTCGAAGTTCCTCTCGAGTGGTTTGAAGCTGAGGACGGGCGGTTCTTAATTTCTGACGAACGAGGCGGTCCGATTGTTATCGACTACTATGACTACTTTCAAGAAACCGGCGGTATTCATCCGGACCTTATCGAAGCCGTTGAAAAACACGGCTGCTATTGGGAATGGGAAAACCCCGGAGCAATTTGTTTAGCCTATTGAGACCCTACAGCTTTGCCCATGTTGACAACGTGGGCTTCGCTGTAGTATCTTTCAAAATTCACAACACAAAAGGAATGACACACATGACAAAAACAGACTATAACGGTTGGACAAACAGAGAAACTTGGGTTATCAATCTA